GTACCTTGTTTCCCACCAGGTTGGTTTTTCACTCCAACCAAACATTTCCCAGGCGTTAGTATGAGGTTTATAAGTGTCAAAGTAATATCTAAATAACCCCTTCCAATGTCCTTGTTTTAATATTGTTTTGTCTAACTTGTCAATAAAGTTTTTATAGTTCCAAGTGTTAGATACGTTAGCATCAAATGTTGTATTTTCCGTGTAAGGAATTCTGTGTTTTGTTGTCCAACGTAGAAATTCATCTTCTAGAATATCGTTAATTTCGTTTTCTGTAACATCTGTTGTTCTCCAACGTCCTGGTGCATATTTTTTAATATTAAATACGTTTTCTTGGTACTCTGTTTTAATATTATTGTAAATTCTTTTTTCAAGTTCGAGTATAATATTGTCTCTGGTATCGCCATATGCTATTGTTCTACTGCCGTCGTGACCAACAATAACATTTTGAGTTACAGCATAAGTGTCGTCACTAACTATTTCTGGTTTGAACTTTGGATATAATCCTAGTTTGGTTGGTGTAGGAGCAACATAGTTTCCTAAAGTATTAGTATAATCAGCAATTTTTAATACGTCGTCAATGGCTATTGTTTTAATTAATTTAACATTTGAACTATCAGTTTCAAATGAATAGTCAAGTCCGTGATATAGTTGAGCATCGTTTAAGTATACTAATATAGCCCTGTTGCTTGGAACCGTATTATCAAATACACTTGCTATTTCGTATGTTTTATCTCTGTCATCGGTAATTGTGTATGTTGTTATATCAGCATCAGCACCGTATGGTATCATGTCTGATGTATAAAATGGAAACGTTGAACTCTTATTAGCATTAACGTTTTCCATAATAGTATCAACAGTTTCACTAACGTTTGTTAAATCTAATCCGTCTAATGTTTCTAATGTAGTTAAGAATTTTGATTTAAATTTTTCATATTCAGAATTAACAAATTTTAATGCATCAACAAAGTTTAATTCATTATGTTGGCTTAATAACATTGGAAGAATCATAGGTGAACTATGTTGTGTAATTAATCCTTCTGTGTTTTTATAATTTTCTAAGTCTCTTAGATTGTTACTTCCTTGTAGTGTTCCTGTAAAGAATTTATTAGTATCTACTAATGCTGATACATGATTTTGTAATTGTCCTAAAGTGATGTCAGTAAATTTTTCATTTTGCCCGTTGCTTTCTAAGTTTTTAGGGACAATATAATGTGCTTTTTTAGAAGTTGTTTTACTAAAGAATCGAATAGTAATAGCATCACCTAAAACAAGATCATCTGTTAATGTACAAAGATACATTCCGTTTGATAATGCTACTGTAAAGTTTGTTGTTCGTTTGTTGTTAATGTAAACAAATATGTTAGGTAATGCTGTAGTTGATGTGTCTGGATTAGCACCTAGGTCGTATGACTTAAATGCTAGGCCCAAGTCGTCAACAATATATTCTACTTGTTGAAACTGTCTACTATTTTGTATACCTTTTTCCCACCCATTTGTATATGAAACTGTATCACTATATGAGTCTGTCTTTTTTACTAAAGCAGTGGCGGTGCTTACTGTTGTTACACCTGTTGCTTTTTTATAATTAAATGTTTCAGTAGTATATGTGTTGTCAAATAAAATATCACCAATGTTATTAAATGTTCTATACTTTAAAGGAAAACCTAAAACAGTATCATTTTTTCCTGTTCCTAGTGTGTACTTAAATAGACTGTTTCCTAAAAAGTCACTTGAAGGATATGTTGAGGTGTCGTTAATACTAATGCCGTTATTATCATAAAGTTCAAATATAGGATATTGGTTTACTTTAGTTTTTGTTTGCGAAGCAATCCAGTTAGTACCATCCCAATGGTATGTTTTTCCTTTACCTGCTGTTCCTTTATTAAGGTAAACACTACTTCCTGTGGTAACACTTTCAATGTCATAATTGGTTAATGTTAATGTGTCTAAAGTTGAATCAGCATTTAAATCTCTCCAACCCACTACCCAAATATTTTTTCTAGTTTGTAAATCATTATCTTTTGTAAAAATTACTTTGTCAAGACCGTATAATTCTGTACCATCAACGTAACTACCTACACTACCGTTTATTGTTGAAAGAGCATCAAGTTCCATTGTATCTACTAAATTAATATCACTAATACCAATTGTGCCGTGATTGTATAAATGTAGTCCGGCGTCATATTGTATAATAGGTCTTATTGCTCTTAAGTCATCATCAACACTTATTACTTCTTCGTTATAAGTTGCTGTCGCTGTAATAATATCTTTGTGAAACCATTTATTTCCTCTACTCCAAGCATTTTTATCCTTGGCGCCTCTTGTCATTACAATATAATCTTTGTTATCTAAAACTGTTTCTGGTGCGGACAATGTTGTATCAACAAGATGAATTTTGTCGCTCACACCTTCAATGTAATATGATTTATTTTGATATTTTGTTTCTGTAATTGTTGTATCGAATGTTACTTTTAATCCGTTAGTAAACACAACACCGTTTGGTGCTGTATATGTTTTCTTTCCTAAAAAGTCTGTCGCTTCAATTGACTGTGTAATGTCGCTAACAATTTTAATTGTTCCATAAGCAGTTTTGTCAGTCCCATGTTGATAATAAAGTGTGTCTAACTTTGCTGTTAGTATAGGAATAACTGTAAGATGATTAGTTTCTACGGCTTTATAAAAGTGTCTACCAGCATAAGTTGATCCTTCAGTAACATAGACTTTATCGGTAAATGTTATGTTAGCAATTTTTGATAATACAATTTTATCACTAACAATATTAATACGGAATACACCTTGTCTATCTACTGTAGCCACTTGTTCTGCTGATACAGTAAAGCCTGTGTCTTTATACGGTGCTTGAGTATAATCTACGCCGCTTGTTGTCCAGTTATTATCGTCTGTTAATGAATTTGAATCTTGTTTGAATATAACTGTTTTACCTTCTAAAACACGTTGGTTATCAATACCATTATCAACTGAAATTAAATCATCAGCATTACGTCCTTGTACTTTATTCCAAGTAAGATCACTTACTAAATTAACATCCTGTAAAAGAGTTAAATTAGTATCAAACCATGACTGGGCATCTACTTGAGGTACTGTAAACGTTAAGTCTGTCTTACTACCATTATTTTGAACACCGTAAATTTCTCTAGTACTTTTTGTAGGTGATGCCTCTTCTATTCCTGTTATTGAACCGGCTTCGGTTTGTATATAAAAATCTGCTGTTTGATCTGCTGTAAAAGTATATGTACCACCACGTGCTAGATATATTGTAGGATTTTTTCCTGCTATTTCAGTAACAGAAAATTCATTATTTACTTCGTTGTACTTGGCACTCCACGAACCAGTTGTTTTAATTTTGCTACCTGTAACAGTAACAGCATTGGGACCATCTTTAAGCCAATAATAACTGCCATAGTTTACAAGAGTGTCAAAGTTAATAAATCCTGACCAGTTATAAAATTCCTGATTTAAAAGTTTATTATGATTAGTTGTATTAACACTATGATTTTTTAATTTATAAAGCAAGTCATCATATGTTACAATAGACTCAACATTGTTGTCGCTAGTAATAGTAGAATCTTTCTTAACTATAATAGCAGGTTCTAATTGATAATCATTTCTTAAACCTCTTGAAGTTAAGTAGTTGTCTGAACTTTTATAACCAGGTGAATATTTACGACCTACATACCCGTCTAACCGTGTAAGGTTAGAACTATTCATCAATTGGTCAAGTGTAGCACTTAAGAACTTTTTGTTCTTTTCCGATTGATATGCTTTAGGTAAAAATGAACTTGTCTTCCTTTTAGCCATTAATAATTATAACTCCATATCCTGATGCTCCTTGGAAGAATCAATTTATACTCTTCCATCTTGCGATTTAATGTCATCTGATCACTTCAGTAGTTGTAAGAAGTTCCTGATGATGTATTGTTATTATTGTTTAAAATCTGATTAAATAAATCTTCATGTTGTTCCATAATTTCTTCATCCACTTTCAACATATCATCCATTTGATCTTGTAACTTTTCAACACCTCTTTCTAACTTATCAACCTTATCATCAAGTACTGCTTGAGTAGTTGATAAACTAAATGTTTGGGTCAAGTTCCAACCACCAAGAGCGATCAAAATACCTATCAATAACATTATTATTTGATCTTTCATTAGTATGTGCCTCCACTAGTTGTTACAGCACTCGCTGTAGTATTTGTTGTGGTTTCTAAACTTGCTATAGATCCACCTGCTTGAATTTTGGTTGCTGTTATGCTATCAATTATTTCTACGTCATCAACTGTTGCCCCACTAATTAATATTTCATCATAGTTACTACGAATTTGAAATAAACTGCCAAACACTTGAGTTGTGCTTTTAGGAACAATAACAACTGAATCTATTTTAGTTGCCAATTGATTATGTAAGAAAGCACTTAATTCTGAGAAATAAAATGTGTCGCCAAAGTCCCAATTTAATATATTAAAATAAACACTAATCGCTTCGATTAGTGATGCCTTAATTTCAGAATCGCTTATTCCTATATTTGGATTTTTTACTACTTTAAAAGATGCTTGTAAACTAGTGTCTGCTTTTGGCCCAAATAGAGGTTTAAATTTAGCCGAATGATATATTATTGTATCCGAAATACTTTTTGAATTTTCAATAGAACTAAAAGAAGTTCTTAAACTTTCTGCTGTAGGTTCTGTTGGTTTTGTAACAGTATCAGTAGAATCTAAAATCCATTCTCTATACAAGTCGGCGTATGCTTGTGTTAAAATATACATATCAATTAAGTTACTTGGACTAGGATCAATACGTCTATTGTTCGGAGCATTATGTTTATATTGGAACTTTAAGTTGTTACGACCGATATAAACTTTATAAGCCGAAAGATCGGTATTGTAAGCACCAAATTGTGTTCCAGGGCCGGCGTTTACACTCATTCTTAATGTGTTTGAATCATCTAGAAATGAAAAGGAAAACTTGTTATCTGTTGTAGCATAGAATACTTTTCCTGTAGGAAACAAAGCGATATTATTTTCTGCTTCTCTTGTAGTTTTATAATCATGGCAAACAACACTATCATCTAATGCTTGATATCTTTCAATATTATCATAGTCATAAAATTGCTTAAAGAAAACTAATTTTCTATCTGTTGCCGCACCGGTTGCATCATCGGTACCAACAATATTTTTAAACATTTCTGGGTTGTCTGTTACACTATCGCTATCAGCATCACCAAATGTTACTTTAACTTTTGTATTATCTTTATAACCATCAGTTTCGGTAACCATATCAATAATATCTAAAGCATAATCTTCCTCTAGAGGGTTATTAGCAGTTGGTAAGTTGTTAACTTTTAATACTGTACATCTGTCTTTTATTGTACTGCCAGTTACACTATCATAAATTTTAACATTTTTATCAAAATAAAATCTAGTTTCATCTTTACTAGAAAAGTAATAATCAAGTTGCCTAGTTTTTATAGTATACTGTACGCCGTCAGTTGTAAATTGTACCAACCAACTAGCATCATTTTTTGTTCCTAGTGTACTACCAGTGTTACTATCGTCGTAATCTTTATCAACAGATAAATTCTCACTAGTAATAATATGCCATGTACTTGTAGTATGGTTAAATCTAAGACCGAAATCTTTATATTCTTTAATGTTTGTTTTAATTGTAGTTTCTAAATCTACTGGTAAATCGCTAATCCATTTAGGAAATACTCTTTCAACTGTGGCGTCACTAGGTACTAATTCGTTAAGTGTAACAGCACCAACACCTGCTGATTTCAATCCATTTTCTAGTGTTCCTAATCCGTTTTCGTCTACTAATTTAATAGATGACCATGTTTGCTTTGTAGCACCTAAGTGGTCTGTGTCTGTACCAGCCATGTGTGTCCCATTGGCCATAAAGTGTTTCCCAGCCTCAGGAATAAATTTAATCATACTATTCAATGTTAAGTATTGGTTGAGATTTGATACACTAGAACCTATTTGTACAACATCACCGTTTGTATCTTTAAAATAACCTGTTGTTGTATTTGCTGTGCTTGATACTTTGACCCAAGTAACAGTATTTGTAAAAACTTTCGGAGTGAATTTATCTAAATAGAAGTGGTACATTTCTCTACCACCCAAGTTTTTTTCTAATGTATTTTTAATTACACTAATAATTTCATTGTCATTTGCAAAACTAAATGTATCTTTTTTAGTTGTATATTCTTTATAAAATACACCGTCGTCACTGAATATGTTTGTGCTACTAAACTTGCCTGTTGTGTCTTTAACATCTAAAAATCTACTAATACCACTTGCCGCTCTATTGACAGCCTTTGATTTTATAATGCTTGTAAATTTTGTTAACGGAAAGATATTATAATCCTCACCGTTAATCATTCTATTTTGTGTATAGTAAGCCTGCGGTGCTAGTTGTTTAATTTTAGTTAATTGCTCATTTCTACTTGCTGTATTAATATTTTGTTGTAGACTTAATGATATAGATAATGTTTCTTGTTGGTTAGTTCTACTAATGTAATTAAAACTTAATTCTACGTTTTGAACGTCGTTGCTCTTTATAGAGTAAGTAGTACCAGCACTTTGTCTGTGATAACATCTAAATCTACCTTTAGGAATATTAGCAAATACCCCGTCAGCAAATACAAGTTTAATTTTATCATCTACTTGAGATTCAACAGCAAATAGTTGTCTATTTGATAAACTTAAACTATTATAGATAACATTTGACCCGCTAACTGATGGAACTTGTGTCCATTGTTCTCCAAGTGAGCCATCATCATTCATAGCATATAGCCATACATCGGTATTATTAATGTTACTTTTCTCAATGCTAAATGTAATATTAGGTAATCCACTAGTAAGTTGAAAGTCTGTTTGACCTAGTGACCCTTGTTTAAACATTGTAAAGAAACCAGTATTCGCTGATGAATTTCCTTTGCCGTCACTTCTGTATAAGAAATTATATGTTGAGCCAGGAACAGGTGACTTCTCATATACATAATCTTGTCCCGAAATTGTACCATTAACTAATTCAAATTTAGTGTCAGCACCATTAACTGGTGCGGTAAAAGGTAGATATGGTTGTGTACCCGACAAAAGATTTAATTCGTATTCTTGTGTTTTTATTGATCCTGTCGTTTTTTCTAATGCTGGCTTACCAATACGTTGGGCTGAACTTAATGCCGCATTAATAATTGTGTTATATTGTTCTTCATAATCAGCATTAACTGAGTCATCCCAAAATATAGTTTTCCCACTTAAATTGTTGTTGTTTGAATCGTATACTTGTTCAGTTGTGCCAATACTAACAACTTTTAATAATCCAATTGCTGTTTGATTTCTTTTTGGTTGGTATGCTAATAAATTAGCAAGACGTAAAATCGAATCACGCCTTTGTGCTGTTTCTAAAAAGTTTTCTCTAGCATTTAAGTCTTGCCGATATGCTAAAGATTGCCCAAAGAAAGCAATCAAATCAATAAGAGCAATATACTCTGAACTTTCAATGAAGTCATTAAAATCTTCAGGAAATTGTTTCCTGAGATATGATATCATTGTAGTTCTTAATGTTTCAAAATCATAACTTTGGAAGTCAGCACTTTTAAAAGTTTGATAAACTTTCTTCCAATCCTCACTTACGAATAAATTTGTTTGTCTTGTACTAGTAGCCATTTGCTGTTCCTGTGTTTATAGTGCTTGATGTAACCTGTGATGCTTCTTGGTTAAATGTATATAACATTTGTTCAACCTGGTCTGTTGGAATATATCTAAGTATCATAGAAATTTGTATGCCATGTTCATAAGATGTGGGTTGAATTTGTTGTAATTCTAGCCTCGGATCACTATTTCCAATGTTTGTAATATTTTGAATTAATTCATCATACAACTCGTCAGTAAACGGTTCGTATAGCATATCCCATACTAAACAACCAAATTCAGGTCGCATAACTCTTTCTCCTTGGCGAACGTTTAAACTGTTTTGTAAGTCAGTTTTTGCCACCATGAAGTCGGTTACTGTGGGTGTAGCAAAATCGCTACCAATAGTTGAAAATCCTCGGTAAGTACTCATATAAATATTTATCGTAATCATTAAGTGAGTATTTAATAAATATTGTTATATGTTTGATTTTAGAAAAATTAATAGTTTTCAAGTAGAAACGTCCACATATTGTAACGTTGCTTGTCCATTGTGTCCTAGACACCATATGGGTACTAGTGTTTTGACACCAGGATTACGTCAAAAAAACATATTAGCACCGCAATGGAATAAATTTTTAAACGATATGGACAATGTTACTAAAGAAAACATAGTTAACATGGTATTTTGTGGGTGTCACGGCGACCCTCCTATGACTCCTGACTGGGAAGAAATCATTATTAATACAGCAAATAGAAATTATATCATTGATGTAGAAACAAATGGTAGTATGAGAACGCCCGAAAGTTGGGCTAGAGTTGGTAAAGTCTTTGCTAAAACGGAGAAAGAACAATCAGGTGAAGCCGGCTTTATGGAAAAAGTTATAACGTTTAGTATAGACGGCTTAGAAGATACAAATAAATTATACCGCATAGGTATTAATCATAAACGAGTAATGGCTAATGCTAAAGCCTTTATTGATGCTGGTGGTCGAGCAAGATGGAAGATGATTGTATTCGAACATAATAAACATCAAGTAGAAGAAGCACAACAATTAGCAAAAGACATGGGATTTTGGGAATTTGATAAACACGTTTCAACTAGAAATTGGGATTATAATTATGCTGAAGTTGATAGAAAGAATGCTACACAGTTAGCAAAGACCACTCCAGAAGCAATTACAATAGAAACTGAGGTTAG